AGATATTGCGTGGACGATTAGTGCCGTAGGCACCGATGTCGTAGGCGTTGTCGGTCGTATTCACTAGATGGCCGGCTGCGTTGATCCGCCAGCGCAAGAGACTGGAGGTCCAAAAATCTAGATTGGCGTTACCGAACGTGCCGATTACAAGTGGGCGAGCCGTGCCGGTACCTGCGGAGTCCGAGAATATGTCGAATTCACTAACATTCCCGCGCAGGATAAGACGCTCATAGTTCGACGCATCAGTGTAGGTGTTGTAGATACGGAGTGTTTGGGCATTTGTGCCATTGCGCTGTTCGACTACACCAGTGCCCTTCGGGACGAGGGACAGGTTGATATTCGCATCGGTACCCGCAACTGCAAGTGTCGGATTTACACCAGTCGCGGACGAGGTCATCACCCAGTAGTTCACCTGACTGGCAACTTGATTGGCAGCCAATACGCCCAATAGCGTATAGCCGCCGATGCCTTTAGCGTTGAGGGTGATGCCAATGTTAGCGTCGGTGCCGATAGATGCTATGGATGTGGGCTGACCAGTGACCGAGTTCTTGACGTTGAGGTAGTTGACCGCTGAAGCATTGTTGCTGGCAAGTAGGACATTGGAGCCACCTGGCTGCAAGGCCACGGTGCCAGTACCCTTGGACTGAAGTGCTAAGGAGATATCAGTGTCGCTGCCTACGGCGCTGATAATAGGATAGTTTCCAGTCGTGGCCCCAGCGATTTGGACGTAGTTGGCGGAGCCAGAGCCAACGATAAGATTGCTGGTTACTGTTAGTTGGCCATTGACTGTCCCACCACCCTCTAAGTTAGCGCTGGCGTGGTGTAACGCGGCCAGAACGGTGTTATTTACGTCTGGGGCAGTCATAGCGATTGCAAACGTACCAGGGCTGGCGTAGGTGCTACCCGCCGCTATAACGCTCGCATTCTGCGTTTGGAGATACTGCCCACGCAAAAAACCGCCCGCTACTTTTACTCGTATAAAGCCAGACCAGGCTATGCGTCCAACTGCTCCATTTGCTATATTTTCAGCAACCACCCCGATTTTGGCTGCACTCACACCAACTGCATTGGGTAAGATAACTGTTGAATCATTAGCCGGATCCAACATCACCACGTCACCAACTACTCGTGCCGCACCAGTGTTGTTGGCGAATAGCTGTCCCAAGCCTTTATCGGTTACGAACGGAGACGAAAACTCCCATCTGCCCTGAATTATTTCGTCTTTGTCATAGTCCGTAAAATAATCAGCTATAGTTGAGATTGTATTGACGGAATCGCGTACAACCCCAGACGTGGATGTACCACGACCAGTAGTGGTTGAAGTGCTTCCCTGATCGTTAGCGGCTGGTAGTGGTAAACCTTTTCTGGTAGTTGTTTGCATCAATCCCGCCTAAAAAGCTATTGAATTCCAATCAACGTTGCCAATTGTGGCCCAATCGCGATTTTGCAATAAATACCAATCTTCTTCTGTGAAAAGAAGTGTGTAAGCTAAGTGGGCTGGTCTGGAGATTTCTATAGCATTGATAATATTCTGCTGTACGGTCAGAGATGGCTGTGCTCTGGGTAAAATTATCTTTATCGTGAACGAATAATTGGTTGGATAAACTGTAAGACTAGCTTGGATGACGAATTTACTGACCTGAGCTAAAACATAATCGGGGGTGGGGGCGCTGATCCGTTGAGACATCCTGGCTTTGATACTGTTACGGCGATCTTGGTCTGTTAGGGTAATGTCTGTTGGGATACCCAACATATTTTCCCACCATACTATGTACTGACCAGTTACAGTACTAGCAAACCATTGGGCCAGAATACCTTCGTGATCATATAAGTAGGTACCATTGACTATATTGTTCCAGTCTTCTACATTGGAAAATTGAAGCCAGCGTGCAATATGGTCAAATTCTATACCCCATGCATCACACAATTGTTGAGTAAAGTCGTCATCTCTGTATTTTTCTTGGAAATCAGTTTCAAGAAGTGTTTTACCATATCCAGTCGGGTACATCAGGTCACCGTCACTGTTCCTACTGTTGCCTTCTGGGCACCTGTTAGCACTACGTTGGCTTGTGTCCAGATATTACTAGAACTAAGTTTCACACCATGTCCTGCTGATTGTACATCATAATCTTGTATACCTGCTCGTTCGCCAGTTACTTGAGTAGAATCACTCAATATCACGTACTGTAATTGTGTGAAGATTATACTCTGACCAACGGGTAGATTATTGATGTAGTTGGTGATAGCAGTTTGAACAGCGCTGCGGATAAGGGCTCCATTGAAACCTGAAGCTATTGTCAGAGCTACGGCAAAGTCAATGGCAACTGGCGTCGCGGCTACAACAGTCACCTGTGCCCCTATTGGAGCCTTACCACCACCTTGACCTGCCGCATTAGGATCTACGTATTGTTGAATTGCTCCTATGGTTGCCGCGCTAGGAATTGTGTTATCTGAATTGATAACTACAATTTTGACTGTTCCATTCCCATTCCACAGAGATATAACACTGACCTGACCAATGTTTACGTTGGGTGTTTCTTTAGCCCATCGCTGGTAATCTGTGATATTGCCACCACTGGAAGGTGAACGTACTGAAAGTAAATAACGGGCCAGGAATTGTGCATCTGTTTCTGCATCCAAACCATTGATGAATGCAACAGGATTGGTGACGGCTGTGACAAACGATGTACCACTGGTCAGTAAATTGATAGCTCCAGTAGCCACGTTACCAATTACCCCTGGTAAGTCAGCTCGTACATCTACACCAGAAAACAATTGATACAGACTAGTGGTATCTGGTTGTGTGCCTGTATCCCATCCCGAGATTACGATTTTTGTAGCCGTGTTGCTGACAATTTTGTGTAACTGGTTTGTCCCGGTTCCACCTGTGATCCAAACATAATGGTTCTGCCACTCATTGACAACAAAATTCTTGGTGTTATCAGTAATTGAAGTTGGATCTGCTGCGGTGACACTGCCCGTAACCGTGGTTTTTTCAATCTTTTGGGCTGGCTCAGTACTGGTAAATGTCAGAGCAGAGATTCCCGAATTAGCCACCGCTGTTGTTGAAAAAGTCATATTGGTGGGAAGAATAGTCCCCAGAGGGGCGGTCGTTTTAATAACCCCCGTAGCAAAGACGAATGGCTTTGCTATGACACCATGTTCTTCGCCTCTTAGTCGCAGCATGATACCGCCCATGTACTGAGCAAAACCTAGCTTGACTACTCGGCTCATTCTTTCCCAAAGTAAGCTCAACTCTGGAGCAGGTGCGGTTGCCAGATCGTTGACTACAGATCCTGTCCTAAGATCATACGGCTTGCCATTGGGGGCATTGCTAAATCTGTTGATAATCCTGGAGATGATAGTTGGCGTGGTCTGATCAGCATACAGATCAAGCAAGTCAACCGACCCTCTGTAGCTCTGGGGTAGTACACCTGTAACTCCCCCACCATTATCCACCTTCACGTCATAGAAGCCCAGAGGAATACTGCCAGCAGCGGCGGTTGCCCGCAACATTCCACTGTTTACAAATGTTACTTCTGTCAGAGCATATGTGATTGGTGGCGATGTTGGACTAACAAGACTAGGAACTGAAGAAACAGTAAATCCAGAACCAGTAATCTCTAGCGTGATAGCTTTACTGGCTGTCCCGTAAGCTGGAGTTACTCCACTAACTACGACCACCATTAGACAGACCACCTGGCTTGAAACTGTTTTTCATATCCCGAAACAGCGACTACTGTAAAATTCACCGTCACAATCTTGCCCGTCACCTGCACCACAATGTTTTTGACGTTAGTAACTCTGTCGTCTGTCACGGCTTGTTTGATAAATTTCTCAGCAAAACTTTTTATTATCTCTGGTGGATAGTTTTGTCCTATCAGTGTATGGAAATCGGACCCGAAGAAAGCTGCGTAAAACTGGTAATACAATCGTTTAGTTGTTAGACAGGATATTATCCTCTGGGATAAGGTTACACCTTCATTACCCAGCAACAGGTCATTACTGTCACTGAATAATAGCTTGCTCTGGGAATAGTCAAACAAAGGTGCAACTCCCCAAACTACCCTAACAGGAGTAGTAACGGGAGCAACCGCAGGTAGGGTTGTGGAGCTAGGTATCAGTTGCGGCATTAGACTGGACCACCACCGCCAGGATGAGTATGATGCTTGAAGTTGACTCCGTCAATCATCACATTGGCACCCCCAATAGAGGTGATTTGTATAGAATCACCCTGTACCAGCACCACACTATCGGCTGCTTCGTTACCTCCATTTACGGCTACTTCTATACCTCGGAATCCACCTGTACTGACTATATCACCATTGAAGCCTAGTTTTGCATCCCGGCTTGGGTTGCTCAGATTTGTGGTGCGGAGCTTACAGTGTATGAGATATCTTACTCCCCTTTCACCCTGACAGGGAAGTAGAGCTATACGGTCTCCTCTGGCCAATCGCAAATGATCCGGGATAAGTACCATATCCTGCGTGAGGTATAGTGTTTCTTCGGTTAGCTGCGTTAGCCCCTCAAGTGCAATTTGGAGGTCCGGGAAGCCGCTTGTGACCATCCCCAATAACACTTTGGTAGCGTTACCCTGTAGGGCATGGCTGTTCACCTGCTCGCTCGCAAGAGCCTGTATACGCCTGCGCAAGCGTGTACGCCCGTCTATAGTCATTAGAAGATTGGTCCTCCAATAAGACTGCTGGTGGATTCTGGCTTTGTCTTGTATGCTTCTGGTAACAAATCCTCGAGGGTTACGGTAAGAGACATGGTAGAGTTTTTAGCCGTGACTTTGTGCATACCAGACTTTACGTAGAATTTGCCCACCAGACCAGTTATCGGCTCATTGAGAAGTATTGCGTCTCCGGGACCAATGGTATTGATGTTAGGACTGGTAAACGTGCCACCATGCTGGAAACGCTTCAAACGAACGTATAGCTCTTTAGCCTGGTAATCCGCCTGCTGAAAGCTGTCCAGAAAACGCAGTGCAGGGTCTGTAGCTCCCACCAAGCTAACCGTTTCGGAAAGCAGACCATAGTTCCTGATGTCTGGATCATTATTCAGGTCTTTCTGGGCGGGTATCTCACCAACTATACTGATGTCACCGTCAGAGGACAACTGAAGCTGAGCCAACATACCATCTGAAGTCACATCAGTAGCAGAGCGATTATACACCTTCACCGCATTCCTGTAAGTAGCGGCACTCCAGGTGGATTCGGCGTCATAGATATTGGCAGTTTCCAACTTCCATATATGGGTGGGATCCCGTTTCATGATGATAGATACCTTGCCCACATTCGTTCTCAGGAAGAACCTCGGACCCCTGGTTTCTAACGGGAATTTTGTAGGATCACCACCACTATCTTGGATCCGCTTAGTAAAAGCTACATCGCGGGTAATAGCCAGCGTGGTGACAAACATTTCGTACAGTGTTTGCTCCAAAAAAGGAGCTGGACCAATAATTATCCTGGTATCTTCCACATGCCCAATGGGGACACCATACCTGCCACAGATCCTGGTAAAGAAACTGGTAGCAGTCTCGGCCTGCAACATATGACTGGCCTTGTTTGCCGTCAAGTACCACATAATATCGTAGGCTGTAATCTGCAACTCACCATTGGCTGAATACTTGATACCACCTTCAATGATAATACCAAACTTCAGAGGTTCTATTTCTGTTCCAATACCCAGGGCAGCTGATACCTTTACACCCATGACATACACATGGTCTAGTGGCTTTACCTGCCGTGCCAGATCCTCTACTTTGACGAACGTGATTGTAAACTTCTCACACGCCTGGTCAAGATCATAATCCCATTGAATACTTGAGCAGATAGTAGTAAGATCCTGAGCAATGCCGCTGTGCGGATTGGCCACCAGCACACGATAGGCATTTAGTCTCAGTTGGGGTAGGTCAAAGTTAGGCATCAGGGAGCCATGACTGCATTGGCTACTCTGGAAGGTGTAAGTGTTTCACCAGGCTTGAGTTTCAGATTGTTGGGAACAGTATTCCAATACTTGAGTTTTGTTCCAAGCGGCAATGGTTCGTAATTAGGGTCGTATTCACTCACCTTGTGCTTGGTGGCGAATACCGTCAGGGCTAGTGGAAAGTTATCCGCAGAAGCATCTTTGTTCAGTTCTTTCAAAGCATCAAAGGTATTCTGGGAATTTTTGTTCTTCACATCTTCATAGAACTGACGAAAGGTTTGTCCTGAAACCAGACTAGTCCCTCGCCAGTTGACCGCCGCGCCTATAGTGTATTCAGACAGTATTACCTTTGTTGGAGCAGGTGGTGGAGGAGGAGCAACTAGAAAAACGCCAGGAGTTGCCCCTTGAGATGTAATAGGTTCGTAGTTACTTGTTGAAGGATTCAAAAACGTCTGAGGTGCTGAAGGTGGATCAGGATCCACTGCGCTGGTAGTTCCATCACTAACCTGGGCCGTGCTGGCATCAATACCACGAATTACTTCATAGCTGTCCGTCGCAGGATTCAAGAAATATTGCGGCTCTGGCCCGTAGGGTGTAGCTACAGGTGGTGGTCCCTGATAAGTGGGATAATCTCTTGGATCAACAGGAGCATTTGGTAGTGCAACTGAGGTAACACTAGCACTGCGGTATCGCTTGAACTGTATATCGTAGTAAATATCCCCAGGCTCGCCAGCCTTGTAAGTCCACTTCAGTGTTTTGATTACTACTGTGTCATGCCAGGGAGTACCCGTGATTATTAGGTTCAAAGGCAATCGAAGGCGTTTACTCCAGATGAGACCCACAATCGCATCCATAGGATCGGGCATCTGGTCCAGGGGTACTACACAGTAAGTATCGTTGTAGTCACGAGGGAAGAAACTGGTCCAACCAATACTTTCCAGTTTCTCGGTGCCAGGTATAGTTATCTCACCAGCCAGGGTATCTGTATCACCATCATTATCTTGAGGAAAATCCCCTGTAAGTTCCTCAGGGGGTACAGGAAAGTACAGATCCCCAATACCGTACACACCTTGCAATAGTATCTTTATCTCAGCAGGGCTATCCCCAAACATTGGGCCGAAGATACCGTCTGGGTCGCAAGGTATTTCTGTAGACGGATCAGCAGTCCCAGGGCCGAACCCAGGAGGTAGTTGCGAAAATCCAGCAGCAGTCTGTCCAGGTATAGGTAAAGGATTACCCGAAGCATCAACGCCTTGAGGTGCCGGATCCGTTGCTGCTTGAGAACTACTTACAATAAGTGTCCCCTGCGGCCAGGGTAAACCCATAACGGGACCAAGTGTTTCAAACGTGTTGAAAACTACATCGCCCTGCCAGTAAGTCCGCTGTTTTATCTGGAGACCCAATGCTCCAGGGTAGGCAGGGTCAGTAGCATTGGGATCGAAGTACTCGTTGCTTTCCGCTTCGACTGCTTCAAAACCTTGTCCGGTATTTGGATCCATCATGGCGTAAGTAACCTAGTCTGTCCTATAGTACTACCTGCTGTTAGATGGCTTTCGTCCAACAGATCAGCCAGTATAGTAGCCAACTCGTTTGCCTGTTCCTCTGTACTACCTGCTCCAAGAACAACGGTACCGATGAGTGGACCACTGATATTGATGCCACCCATAGGACCACCCATACCTGTACCTGTCCCACCTAGAATGGTATTGAGATAAGCCTTGGTCTCATCAGGCATATTCCCGCGTTGGAAGCTACCTTCCCCAGCGTTGTATGCCCATAGAGCATTCCGCATCCCACCATATTGCTTGGACAGTTGTGACATGTACTGAGCACCCTTGTCCAAAGCGACGTTCGGATCGTATGGATCCCAACTAACGCCTGCTCCAAAGGTACCCTTCATAAACTGAGCAATGCCCATTGCTCCCGCGCCACTCTTGGCATTTGGATCGAATCCGGATTCTTGACGTATCTGACGTACATAGGTATCTGGATCTATGCCCCACTTGGTAGCAGCGGCTCGGGCAACATCCTCATAGCCTCCGGTCCCAGTTCCAGGA